GTAGATTTACAAACAATAACCAACACGTAAAGTATGTCATTTGCAAAGCCAAACGAACATACATTTACGAAACGTTGCACGCAATACCGGGGCAACCAATTTATAGGCGCGCGCGGGAAAAGACACAAGAAATGAAACCATACTACGAAGAGCCAGGAATCACAATCTATCACGGAGACTGCCGTGAAATTCTCCCGCAGTTGGATCGTGCGGACCTCATCCTGACCGATCCTCCCTACGGGATCAACTACCGATCCAACCACAACTCTTCTCGAAGAGGAAAATGGGCAAAGTGGGTGCGTCATGAAAACTTGCCGGGGATCCAGGGCGATGACAAACCGCTTGACCCAGAGCACCTTTTCGTCGCAGACAAAGCGGTTATCTTCGGAGGGAACTATTGCTCCGACAAGTTACCACCGTCAAGATGCTGGATTGTGTGGGACAAGAGAGATGGTATCGGGCCTAACAACCAGGCTGATTGCGAAATGGCGTGGACGAATCTTAATAAACCATCTCGCATCTATCGACACTTATGGAGCGGACTGTTGCGGGCTGGTGAGGAGAACGTCTCAAAGTCGGAGAAGCTACACCCTCACCAGAAACCACTTGCGCTGTGCAGGTTTATCCTGCAGTATGCAGACATGCCGAAGGGGGCGGTTGTGGTTGATCCCTATTGCGGGTGTGGGAGTACGTTGCGGGCGGCAAAAGATATGGGCTTTCGAGCTATTGGAATCGATATCGAAGAGAAGTACTGCCAAAAAGCAGCGACTCGAATGGCTCAGGAGGTTCTGGACTTAAGCTAAGACGAAGACGCGCGCGCAGGACAGGGGGAGTGCCCCGGCCCAGCGTGCAACAGCGGTAGGGATGCCATGCCGCTTGACATTTTTGAAGGGGTTCAGTAGGCGGCACGGCACCCATACCGTAACCGTTGCACGCCATAGTCCGGTGGATCTTTACAATGAGGAGGCGCTTTGAAAGTCAACATCACTGGATTTATGCGAAATGTGTCATATCCTCGGTGCTCTGAGATGGTCGCCGAATTCTTAGGCCATCTGAAGGAACTTCGCAACGATTCATCGAGGCATGCCGAGTTTTTCGATCTTTATGTGTTCGGCGACGATGCGCAATGGCGCGCCTCCAAACTGGAGGTGCCACCGGCCAACAGCTTATAGGGCCGTCTCTAACAAAGGAATATAGAGTGACACCATTTTCAGAATCGGCCGTTGTTGACAAGAGCGGAGATCGTACTGTAATCGTCAGTGAGATTGGTCGCAACTGCGTCGTGGTGCAGGGGTTTACCTGTGGTTATGATGGCGGTCGCGGTTCGAGCATTTTCCTAAGTCGTGAGGCAGCTATCAAAGTGGCCGACATCCTCGGTCGATGGGCCGCGCGGCCCATCGCTATCCGTGCAGGCGATTCACGCCGGACTTAAGGCCGCTATCGACGGTCCCGTGACTCTGCCAAAACCCAGGTCCTGATCTATGGGCGATAATTCTGAAGATAAAGAGAATGCGACCCGAGCCGCATTCTCTTTTCTATCTATCCGGCCTGGTCACTCGAGGCCTGGCCAGATTGAACTTCTTCGCGTTAAGTCGCCGCTGCGGCCATCGAAATGGGCGGAAAAGCATTTTCGTTTGTCAACCGCCTATGCGAGACCTGGCCCGTTCTCTGCCTACAAATGGCAGCGCGAAATAATTGATGCTATACAGACTCACGATGAGGTAATTCAAGTAGCACCCTCTCAGATCGGGAAATCTCTCATTGCCGAAATTCAAGTGGCTTGGTGCATTGACAACATTGGTATGAATGGCATTGTGGTATATGCCAAGAAAGAAACCGCATCAGATATGTTTGCGGATCGCATTCGACCGATGATCAAAGAAATCCCTGCGATCCAGAAATTTTGGTCGGGCAACCCTGATGACTTGACGCAAAAAAAGATGCGGTTGTCGCATATGTTTTTGCGCATTGGATCTGCTGAGGTTCCTTCCGATATTGCGACCTGGTCAAGTGGACTCATCTATGCGTCAGAAGTGAGCAAATACAGGAAACGCCGCGGGTGGGATCCTATTGAATCCCTGAAACGGCGCCAAGAAGCATATCGGATTATCGGTCGGCATAAGTCCCTTATGGAATCGTCCCCGCTATTCGTCGGAGATTGTTTGTACGAGGAAATGCACCGGTCCGGGGTATTGAATCTCCGGGCGTATCATCCATGCCCGCACTGCGGGAAACACCAGGTGCTGACGATTAAGCAGGTGAAAGAAATCCCAAACGCAAAAAAGGAAACAGATCACGACCCAGGCAGAATCCTCAGAGAAAATGCCGCGCGGTATGAATGTATGCATTGTAAAAAAACCATCGAGGAGTCAAGCCGGTTGTGGATGTCGGATAACGTGGTGTGGGCCGCGGATGGTGAAAAAATAGAGAACGGCGCTGTTGTTGGCAGAAAGGAACAGAAAGCAGTATCTTTTCAATACAATAGGTTCGTTGATTACTCATTTACATTCGCGATGGCGCTATCCCGGTGGTTCGCCGTTCAGAAAAAGGGGACCGAGGCGATGCAAACATTCATAAATGAGGATATGGGGGAATTTTGGCATGAAGATACCATTCAGATCTCGGAAGACTATCTGCACACGAAAAAAATGAAATACCGGCAATTTACAGAAGGCGAAGTTCCCAATTCGGTGCTGATTTTGCTTCTCGGGGCTGACTGCCAGGACGATGGATTTTATTGGGTAGTCAATGGGTATGGAAGGGGCATGGATAAATATCTCGTGAGATCCGGATTCGTGGCCGTGGCGAAAAACGAGTCGCAGGACGGCAAAGATCCGCATCAGTTGGCATACGAGAGGTTTCGGGCAGCGGTTTTCGCATCCCCGTTCCGACGCAAGGACGGCCGGCAGATGGAATTGTTCTTCGGATTTATCGACCGCGGTGGGCATCGACCGGCGGATGTAGATTATATCTGTGAACGCATTCCGCAGATTCGGCCATATATCGGTAGTACGCGCGTGGATTTCAAGCGCCCCGTGGTAGAGCAATCGGACAAAGGTATATGGTGGATGGGGCAATCTATGCTACTTTCGCGCGAAGTCACGTCGCTAATTGCCTCAGAGAGGTTCCATCTGCCGGAAGACGTGACGCAAGACTATATTGACCAAGTGAGAAACGAATATATCGAGCCGAAAAAGGACATACACGGCAACACGAAACTTGTTTACGTGAAGATAGAGCCAAATCACTATCGGTCATGCGAAAATCTTGCACTTGCCGCTTGTAAAGCACAATCACTTGAAAATATGCTCTTCGACGAATCTGCAATCGCAGAACTTACGCACCCTATGTCCGTGCCAGACTCCACCGCGGACCAAGGAAACACTGACGACGACGCCCAATCGTCCTATCTTGCCGGTCGCCGCGGTCGTCGCTCATACTGAGCGCGCCATAGGGCAATTTTTACCTCGCGGCAAAATCTACCGGCAAGAAATTTTTTCCTTGCGGCAAAAAATACCGATAGGCAAAATATTCCTTGCATTACGGCATGACATGAGGTATACTATGGGTTGAATGAATGACCCCCTTACCTTGGGGTATCTAATGCACCGGAATCAGCCGTCCAGTCCACGGCCAACGAGCTCCGCTAGAGAATCGTCCCTGGCAGGGGCTCGTTTTTTTGGAGGCGGCGCATGACTCCACAGCAACGTGCAATCGCAATCGCCAGCCGCGGTGTGGCATCCGTGAAGATTGGCGACCGCGAACACCGGTATCTGGACCCGCAGACCATCCTCAGCGCGGCGGCAATGGCGGCAGCCGACGCCCTCGACGCCACATATGGCGGGTTTCTGCCGGTTGAGATCGAGGATGTGGGAGATTCAGAATGAAAATTCGAGAGGCAATAGGCAATTTTTTCCTATCAATAGGCGCCGGGGTCGGCGCCGATCCCTACTATTTGCCTCGCGCGAAGCGGTTTTTCGATGCCATGGAGCAGAAAATCTCCATGTATTACGATGCCGCATCCACATCCAGGCTCCGAAACGACTGGTCGACGACCAATGGCACCCCATTCGACAACCTGGCCGCCGAACTCAAGCGCATGATCGCGCGTTCCCGTGAGTCAAGCGATAATAACGGACTCAGCGAGAACATCGACAATGTTTTTCAATCCAACATCGTGCACATGGGCATAAAACCGGAGCCGAGCGTGGAGTCGGCGCCGGAAGTGCTTGACGATAGGATAAACACGATACTTGCCGAGGGATGGAAGCGATTCAATGACCAATGGGACCGCACGGGGAAATCTACGTACTATGAATGCCAGTCTTTGATGCTGAAAACGATCATAAACAGTGGTTCCGCTTGTGTAAATCTGGTGAAATCAAAACAGGGATCATATCTGCCGATCGCTGCGCAAATAATCGAACCAGATCGCCTGGATTTCAGTAAGGACCTTTTTGTAAAAGCTGGTTTTCAGAACAGCCCTATGAAACAGACGCAGTTCGGCATTGACCTTGACGAATATGGATCGCCAGTGACGTTCTGGGTTGAGGGGATTGAGAAAGGCATATCGGCGGAGAACTTCTCGCTTCGGTTCCGACGGCGCCGACCCGAACAATATATCGGTGTGCCCTGGAAAACCCCAGTGCTCACCGCGCTCTGGGATCTGGGGTCGCTGATGGAAGATCAATTTGTATCTTCGCGCATCCGCGCCATGATCAGTTTATGGGTGAACAAGGAAGACGCCCCTATGCTCGCGGGGAAAATGCTGAATTCCAAACTCCAATGGGAGCCTGGACGCATCATGTATTCCCGCCACAAACCTGAGATCATCGCCGGCCAAGATCCAATCGGAGATACGTTCGATCCGCTAACTCGTCTTTGTCAACGTTCGATAGCGATCGGAACCGGGCTATCCTACCAGATTCTCACCAAGGATCTTCAGGGAATGAACTTCGCCGCATCGCGGGCGAATATTCTCGAAGATCGCCGCATTTTTCAGATGATACAGAAGTGGTTTGTCAAGGAAGTATGCCAGATCGATTATCAGAACTTCGTGAAATGGATGTTCCTGTCGGGGAAAATGGCTCCATTGACATACGCGGACTACGCCGCCGATCAATGGAAATACGATCAATGCCATTGGCAACATCCGGGCTGGGACTGGGTGGATCCGACCAAGGACGCGACGGCATCGATAGATCTCTTCAATAACAACATGACCACGCTCAAGGACATATATGGCACCAGGGGCAAGAATTGGCGTTCGGAAATCCGGCAGCGGGCCGCCGAGAAGAAGGAGTTGGATTCTCTGGGGCTGTCCGCGCCCGCGCCCGTCGCACCGAATCAGAATCAATCCGCGCTGACACCGCAGCAGCGCACCGAAGTTCAGACTACTTTACAAAACGCAATAGCGGAATTGGATGATCTGCGATGATCGTGCATCAGATGAGGTCTCCCGCATTCGCGCGGGCGACAAACACGAAAAAAATCATGGGAGGCAAAGGTGCCGATGCCCAAAAAGACATGGTTCGAGATGAAGACGGAAAAGGACGAGATGGAGATTCTCGTTCACGACGAAATCGGATTCTACGGGGTGACGTCAAAGGATTTCATCAAGAACTTGAAGGATGCGCCCAAGGCGAAGAATATTCACTTGCGGATAAACAGTCCGGGTGGTGAGGTTTTCGAGGGAAACGCGATTTACAACGCGCTACTCGAATACGGCGCATCCATTCGCGTCACTATCGATAGTCTCGCGGCGTCAATGGCATCCGTATTGGCAATGGCCGCCGATCCGGGCAAGATCACCATGCCGGAAAACGCGATGTACATGATCCACAATCCCCTGGTATGGATCGGCGGCGACGCGGAAACGCTACGCAAATATGCGGACCTGCTCGACAAATTGAAAGAGGGAATTCTCAGCGCATATATGCGCCATGCCAAAGGGAAAACGCGCGAAGAGATGTCGAAGATCATGGATTCAGAGGCATGGCTATCGGCGGCAGAAGCAAAAGATATCGGGTTCGCAGACGAAATACTCACGTCAACAGAGGAGGCAAAAACAGCGAGCGACAGGGCGAGGGTAGAAAACTGTCGAGCCCGGGTGATGGCGATGACCACACAGGAAAAGCCGAAGCAGAACGAAGCAACAGTCCCTACACATAAACAGGAGGCGGGTATGCATTTTGACAAGGACGGGAACCTGGTCGATGAGACCGGGAAGATCGTCAAGACGAAAGCGGAGATGAACGTCGCCACGGCCGAAGCGCACGCGAAGGAAATGATGGAAGCGGCGGCGGCGGCGGGAAGTATTGCAACAGAAGCGGAACGGAAACGGATCACGTCTATCCAGACGATGTGTGCGACTGTGCCAGGGTGCGATGCCGCATTTGTGGCAGCGCTCACAGCACCGGGAGTCAGCATCGAACAGGCCCAGGCGAAGGTCATGGCGAAGATGGCGGAAGCACTCGCGGCGGTGACGCCGATTCCAGGGGGTGATGAAACGGATAAGGTGCGCGCGGGGCTCGTGAACACGATCATGGTCCGTGCCGGCATCGAGAAGGACCCGAAGAAGGTTGCCGAATTTCGTGCCAGTGAAATGGCGTCCGTGTTCGGGTTCCAGGGAATTCTGCGGTTTCTCGGCAAGCGCGCTGGTGTGGCGAATGCCGAATCATGCGATCCTGGCCGCTTGTTCCAGGCATTGCTCGGATACGATGTTGCCGGCATCAGGCCGCGCGCGGGCATGGGAATGAACACCAACGATCTCAATTCCGTGCTCTCGACCGCCGCAAATTCAATCGTGCTCAAAGGCTACGGCGACGAAACGACGACCTACCAGCGAGTATCCCGGAATATCACACTCAGCGATCTCAAGCAGGCGGATATGTATCGGAGCAGCGGGGCGCCTGACGTGTTGCAGATCCCCGAAGGCCAGCCGCCGAAACTCGGAGTCATTAGCGACACCAGCGAACATGCGCGACTTAAAAAGTGGGGTCGCGCGTTTTCGTATACTGAGGAGATGGCAATCAACGACCGCCTCGACATGCTCGGCGATCTCCCGTACAAATGGGGACGCGCGATTGCCCGCGAGATGAACGAT